AGTAATGGCCAAGAACGTACTAAACAAAACGTGGAAGCCGATGCCAAAAGCCAAGCGGCGTAGTAAGCCAGCGGCTCTTCGGCACCGTAAGAAGCTGGGGCCACGTAGTCACTTGCGCACTAAGTTCTAAAGGTCTACTATCAAGCTCATGAAAATCATGGGCGTAGACCCCGGCGCTTCTGGCGCTTTAGTTATTCTCGACACGGACGACCGTTCGATTGTCGTGATTGATATGCCCACTACTAAAGTTAAGCGAGGGCCGCGGACCGTCAACCAAGTTGATGCCGTGGCCCTTTCTCATGCGCTGCAACCATATTCGGGTGAATGCACCGCGCTCGTCGAGAAAGTCCACTCGATGCCCGGCCAGGGTGTAGCCTCGACCTTCAGCTTTGGCCGTGCGGCTGGTGTGCTAGAGGGCGTTCTTGCTGCGCTCGACATTCCTTTCTCGTTGATCCCACCGCAAACATGGACTAAAGCCATGCGTCTATTCGGCGGGAAGGACGGAAGCCGGGCAAGAGCGCAAGAGTTATTCCCCGACCAGGCGCACCTCTTCGCTAGGAAGAAGGACGATGGCCGGGCGGATGCTGCGCTGATCGCCTGCTACGCCGCAGAAAGGTTGGAGAGTGGAACACCTATTCGAGTATCAGAAGACGGGGGCGAAGTTCCTCGCCGAAAACCCCGCCGCGTTTCTCGCGGATGAGCAAGGACTCGGCAAGACGATTCAGGTTATCGCAGCCTGTGATCTTCTCGGCCTTACAAAAGTCGTTGTCGTCTGCCCCGCCATCGCCAAGATCAACTGGAAACGTGAGTTCGATAAGTGGGGAACCGTCGAGCGCCAAGTCCTCGTCTACTCCTACGACAAACTCACCCAGTCCAAAGAGGCGCGCAATGAGATCGCCAAGCTGGAGCCGGACGTTATCGTCCTCGATGAAGCGCACTATCTCAAGAACCGTCAGGCTAAGCGCACAAAGTATCTATATGGTCAGTACTGTCGCGGTGATGGTCTTGTCCGTTTCGCTGATCGTGTTTGGCTTCTTAGCGGTACTCCCGTTCCTAACGATGTCAGCGATTTCTGGACGCATCTCAAAGCGATTTGGCAGTACCCTCTAAACTTTGTCGATTACACGCTGTACTTCTGCAAGACTTGGAACGGCCAGTTCGGTCTTAAGGTTTTGGGCAACAAAGCTGAACGAATGGCCGAGTTCAAGACCATCTTGAAGTCGATCATGGTGCGCCGCAAGGCTGAGACAGTGCTGAAGGAATTGCCGGCGCTGTGGTGGCAGGACGCGGTGGTCGAGGCGGACGGCTGGAACGACACGAACCATATCGCTGATGAGCGAGAGCGCGAAGCCGTAGAGCTTATCATCCAGAACGCCCTGTCCCAAGAAGATTTGTCGGACAAGGTGGACACTATAGCCCCGCACATTGCGTCGCTTCGGCGCTTGACAGCGACGGCAAAAGCAAAGCCGATTGCCGCGCAGTTGTCGTCCGAGTTGAAAGATCACGCCTACGACAAGGTCGTCGTGTTCGCCTACCACAAGTCGGCGCTGGAGATACTGCGAGAAGAACTGGCCGAGTTTAATCCGGCCTACATCGTAGGCGGCATGGGCAACAACGAACGCCAGGCCGAGATCGATAGGTTCCAGAACGACCCGGACTGCCGCGTCTTCATCGGCCAGATCACGGCTTGCTCGACAGCGATCACGCTGACTGCGGCCAATCAGGTTGTGTTCGTGGAGCTTGACTGGGTGCCGGCGACTAACGCCCAGGCGTCGAAGCGATGCCACCGCATTGGCCAGTCTCGGCCAGTCATCGTGCGGTCGTTTGGCCTTGCAAATTCCTGCGATGAAATCGTTGCACGGACACTGGCTAAGAAAACTCAGATGATCTCTGAAGCCTTAGACTAGAAAAGCCGGGGGTGACTTCCAAACCCCCGGCTTCCCTCTGTCGCCACCCAACTGGCAACAAACTTAGATCAGATCGTCAAGGTCCGAAATGTCCGCGGACGGACGTGCTTCGGCCGAGAACTCGTCGGCTGCGCTCAGACGGCCGTCCATACGCGGGCCGTCATCGGTCTTCTGGATATTACCCAGGCTGAAGGCGATGCCGTTGTTGCCGTTCACGCTGTAAGCGTAGGCGCGCAGCGATGCACGAACCTTGGCGCCGGGATAGATTTCCTTCGGATCGGTGATCGGAGCGGGCTTGCCGTCCGAACCAGCGAACTTCGAGACAACTTGAGGGGCCTGCTTCGACTTCACGTTCATGAACGTCGAGCCTTCAGGATAGCCCTTCTCGACACCGTCTTCGCGGAACGGCATACGAATCTTGCCGGACTTGACGAGGTCTTTAAACTTGTCGCCCCACTTTTCCTTTCCGACCGCAAGAGCGGCTGCTTTCAGATCAGTCAGGTCAACCCCGTCTGCAAACACCAGCGAGCAGCTATAGACCGGCTCGGTCGCACCCGGAGGGGTCTGCGGTTCGAAGATGTGAGGGTAGCTGATGATCGCTTCGGGCGTGATTACCTTAGTCATACGTTAGTTCCTTGTTTACTCGTTCACGTCAAATTCGTCGGCAGCAAGTAGCGCGGCCGGCGAGCGGGCGTCTGTGTCCGGGACCATTGACAGGCCAGTAGACACAGACATTACGAGCGTGCCGGGTAGGTTCTTCTTTCCAACCACACGCTCGATCTGCGAAGGCGACTTCAACTTCTTTTCGTAGATGTCGTCGTCTTCGAGACCTTCGTCCGCAGCCCATGCAAGCAGTTCCTCCTCGTTTTTCCAACGACGGGTCGGACGCTTTTCCACAAGTTTGAAGCCAGGCAACTTCTCGCCGGTCTCAAGAATTGTGTGGGCATGGCGGCGGATAGACTTAATCCATTCCTCAATCAGCGGGATGCGCTCCATGTAATGCGCGACTTCTTCCGGCGTGAGATCGTCGATCTGGCGGATAGCGCCGAACTCATCCTGCGCCACAGCCAGTGCGTTACCACGCAGGGCGGAGCAAGTACCAGCCGCCTTACAAAACTTACAGTGATCGCCGGCAACCAGCGGCGCGTTGTCCTTCACTGCCGCATGGGCCGCATCGATCAGGTCGGTGCCGAAGTCCAGTATCTCGTCCTTCGTGTAGCTGTGCGTGCGGATCGAGCCTAGGCGATGTGGCGCCCGCGGCTGGACGATAGCGGTGTGGATCGCGTTGATCGGAGCGCGGTCGCCAATCTTCAGCACAGCGCCGAGCGCGTAGTACTTCAACTGCGGGTTATCTTCCGCATCGACAGCTACGCCTTGGCCGTGTTTGTAGTCGATCACCCAGAGGTTGCCGGTCTCCTTGCCGTAGATCGTGCAGTCGCTGGTGCCGAACATTGGCATCGGCGGGTCGAGGGCTTCCAAACTAAACCGCTGTTCCAGTTTCAGCAGGGCCGGTGCTTCCTCTTCCGCAACGCCGCGGACGTAGTCCACGTACACACGCACAGCGGAAGCCATGTTGTCATCGACAACGTGATCGTTGAACGTGCGGCCGAGCATCGTGAATACGTCGGTCACATTGTTCTCGATGCAGTACTCACCCAGTTCGTGCGCAGCCGTGCCGAGTTCGGCGAAGGGGCTGGACGTATTTGGAAAGCGCGATTCCGCATGGAGACTGCCTGGGCAGTTAATCCGACGCTTGGCGTTTGACGCGCCGAATGAGGCATGGGGTATATTAGCCATCTATAGTCTCCTCGGCAAACTGACAGAGGAAATCGCACGCTGGCGCGATAGGGTCCTTTGTAGGTTGGTCTTCGGGTATCTCATCAATAAAAGCCCGTTCACCTTTTATCCGGGTAAGTCTAGCGCCAAGTTCCCGCGATAGGTTTGCCATACGATTAAATTCCGTGGGAAATTGCTTTCGCACTAGCGCCCAATACGCCGGGCTTGTTGCCTTAACGCAAGGTATGCAATTGTTATTCTGAAAGCCTAGCTCGTACATAACTGGCGGATTTATGCCAGCATTCATTATCATGGCGAGGCAATTCTGCTTATCTAAACCCCACTCAATAAGAGGGTGTTTTTGCTTCATGTCCGGATATGTTTCGAGCATTCGTGTAGCTCGATTTCTGTCTGACTTATCGTAGGTGTAGCCAAACACATGGGTATCGCTTGGCAGTTGGAAATTGAGGCGTGGGATGAACTTCAGTTCACTGGTGCAGGGCGCGCCATTGATGCCAGCAAGATAGCGGCGCTTCTCCCATACGTCCCATGTTGAAGCGTATTGCTCAGACTTGATGCGCGTCACTTCCTTGCCAAACCACTTTTCACAATCCCGCAAAAATCGCTCGTTATCGGGATGCTCCGCGCCAGTCTCGCAATAAGCTACAATTGCGTCCGGATTATCCCGCAGAACCAACTTAGTCGCAACTGCGCTGGCGGCTCCGCACGAAAACCAGCATATAGTTCGTCCTGAATTTGACTCAGCCATACTTAATCTCCAGTTCGACAGGTTCCGGACGCAGATCGATCAGCGTCTGGACTTTAGCTGCGTAGCTTGGGTCGCGTTCCATTGTATACTCGGCCCGCTCTACTGCGTGTATGACAGTGCTGTGGTCGCGGTTCATAACTCGGCCGATATGCGGGTAAGACATGCCGCGTTCACGCAGCGCCTTACACAGCGCAAAGCGCGCCGGCATCAGGAAGCTGTATCGATACGGACCCAGAATATCACGGCGATGAACGAGGAACAGTTCGCTCGCCTTGTCAATCACATCATTAACTAACACTGCATTCCCTTCACTAACTCCCCGCGTATCCTGGTGCTTCGTTACATAAGGCGCTCCAAGCAGCCAGTACGGGTTCACGTCTAAAGCTTTTGCCAGCGCCCAAGCGCCAGCAATCGTAATGTTGCACGTCCCATCGGTACGCAATCGGCGCAGATAGTTGGCTGAATAGCCAGCCGTCTCGGCGATTTTCTCCGAGCTAACGCGCATATCAGTAGTCGCTTCGCGGATACGATCCCGGATCAGCTTCTTCGCTGCGTCCAAATCAAATGTCTGTTCGGGTTTCATTTCATCCAGTCTTTATCGTCTAGCTCGTCAATGCCGCGGATGACTGCCTCGGTGAACCAGTACATCGCGTAGAGAAGGCAGAGCATTCCAAAACAAAAGGCACCGGCCAAGATCAGTACAGTCATCGTGATCTCCCTAGAAGGTCGAGCGGATCGACGCCTAACGCGCCAGCCATACATTCGACGAACAGTAGGGTCGGGTTTGCCTTAGCCTTTGTCAACACCTTCCTAACATATCTGCGATCATATCCGGCCTTCTTGCAGATCGAAACGAATGTGCCAGGATAGTCGGCGATGGCGCTCTCCAGATTGTCGCGGAACGTATCATACAGGTTCGTCACCGCTGTCGCCTTTCAAGATAATCCGTATCTCAAAACTACAGTCGCGCCAGTCTAGTGGGAACCTGGCGAAACAGTCCGGCATGAACAGACGGAGTTTCTCCGCATCGTCCAGTATGCGTCGGCCGATATATTCGGCGAGGTCTTCTTCTGCGATGCGGTCCGTCATTGCTTCTCCCCCGAAATAGCCCGCAGCGCGGGGTGGGCGTAAGGCTCACTGGCCTTAATCAGTTGCTTGTGGGTGTAGTAATCGCCCATCTCGTCGGGACCGACAGCTAGGTAGTGCCAGCCCTGCACTAGCCCACGCAGCCGCTCGTTCTCGGCCTCAAGGGCTTCGATGCGGTCGAATAAACAGGACAGGTCGCTATGGTTAATCGGCATTTTCTCTGAAACTTGAAACCGCAAGTCAGCGATGCGGCTTGTGTCCGTGTGCTTGGTCATCTCAATTTCCCTTGATCCAGTATGCAAGCACGGCAAGCCCAGCGATAAAGCTGAACCCGTTCAGGATGGTTTTGAGGCTGGGGCCGATTTCGATAATGATCGTCTGCATCACCCTTCCCCCTCAATCTTGCCGCCGCGCTTCTCGATGTCAGTCATATCACTCCTCACTTTCTGTATCGTGGGCCTTCCTTGCCCTCGGCTGCGATAGGACAACCTTTCGCCCAAGCGGGCGGGGCTGTCATGATCTCGACCATCTCTTCCAGCGAACCGAAACCATCTGGAACTTCACAGATAATTTCGTCGTGAACCGACATGATTACTGGGTATCCCTTCTGCTCCAAGCGCATCATGGCTCCCGCCATAAGGTCACGCGCCGTTGCTTGAACCACGTTCTCCACAAGAAGTCCACCCCAAACTTTCTGCGTTACCCATTGGCGTGTGACGCTGTTGAGCGTGTCGATCTCGACGATGTCTTGCGGCGTACCCCACGGCGTCTCACGCTGCACAATGCGGGGGTTGCGGTACGTGAGGCTCCGGCCAGAGCGAAGCGGCAAGCGCACGATAGTCTCGCCTTGCTCTAGTGCTTCGCTGGTCAGTTGCAGAAACTCGGCTTCGAGGTCACGCCAGTAGGCGGCGATCCGGTTATTCTCCTGGCGGTAGATCGCAACGATTCGCTGCGCTTCCTCTACGTCCACGGCGATGCCCATCGTGGCGCACTGCTCGGCAAAGCGTTTGCCCCCCATGCCATAGCCGCAACCGAGGATCGCCATCTTGCCGACCTGTCGTTGTTCTGGCGTTACCTTGTCTTCCGCCACCCCGTAGATGGCCGCTGCCATTTTGATATACACGTCACCCCCCTTTGCGAACGTCTCCACTAAGTCCTTCTGCCCAGCCACCCATGCCAGCACACGCGCTTCGATGGCGCTGTAGTCTGCGAACATCAGGCGGTGATCTGGCGCAGCGATAAGCATTGACCGCAGCAAGTCCGCCGCGATCTCGGTGCCGTGGCCGTGGTCGGCGATGCTTTCGCCAGCCTTCAGTTTCGCAATGATCTCATCAAGTTCTGCCTGCTTCCTCACAGGGCGCGGGAAGTTCTGCGGCTGGACCAACTTGCCCGACCAGCGGCCAGTAGCTGCGCCGTGATAGACCAGCAGCCCGCGCATCCGACCATCGGCCGAGGCGGCGTATTCCATTGCGTTGAGCTTGGCGGTGCTGGACTTGGCGCCGGCTTGGCGTAGTTCCAAAACGCGCCGGATCACAGGGTGCAAGTTCTGCGAAGCAAGTATCTCCGCCACCGCTTGCTTATCGACGCTGCTAGTAAGCACACCGTACTTACGCAGCCACGCGACAAGGTGCATCCCGTTCGTCGCGGAGCGAACTTCGCCACGGGTCAGACGGTTGATCTCTGCGTCGATCTCGGCCTTGCTTTCGTCGGCGAGGATACGCACTCGGTCGAGCAAGTCGCGGTCGAGTAACACACCGCGGTCGTTGATCCGCTGGTCAAGGAGATAAAGCTGGCGTTCGCTGTCGGTCAGATACGGAATGTGCGTTGACACATCCATCTCGGTGCGAACGTCTTGGCGGCAATAGTCAATCAGCGCCTCGACCTTATCGGGCGTGTTCCACCATACGTGCGTTCCGTCTGGGTTGGTGCGGCGGGGTCTGGCCATTCGCAACATGAGGGCCTGACCAATTTTATCTTTCTGCTCCTCGACACCCAGTACGGCTGCGGCTTGGCCGAGCGCCCGCGGTAGTCCAGCCGTGCTGGCTTGCGCCATAGTGCAGTACCACTGGCCAGACCTAGTGCGCGGCCAGTTGTAGCGCGGGGCCATGATCGTGTTCCAGATCACGCGCTCGAAGTTGGCGTTCCAGGCTTGCAGCTTCCCGCCCTCGACGATCCAGTCTTCAAGCTCAACATCGAACGGATCACCCGGCGACCAGACGCGAACGTCCTCGCCGTCCCACGAATAAGCCATGCACCACACGTCGGTCGATGCGTCGGCAGCGTAAGCATACACGCCGGTCTTGCGCAGGTCGGCTGCGCTCCGAGTCTCGAAGTCGATTGATACAATCTTCACGCTGCGCGCTCCGCTTGCAGGATAGTCTCGCCAATTAGCTGCGGGATTTGCGGCACGACGGCGTTGCCCAACTGCTTCAGTCGGTCCACCCGATTGGGAATCCCATGAGCCACTCGACCCACGTCGGGTTCAACTGCCCACTGACTGGCGACGCGACCATAGATGGGTTCAATTGCTTGCCCATTGACAAGCGGCGTTGGATAGACGGGTTCGACAAGTTGCCTCTGTCCCGGCAGTCCGATGCCTGGGGCGTTGGCCAGAGCGCCGGTATCTTCCCTTGCGCTGCGAAGGGACTCTTCCCGTTCAGCATCGCTGCCGCTTCCTGCTCCGTCATCTGCCCAGCCAAAACCTTTGCCCGTAGCAGTCGGACATTTCCCTCGCAGGGACGCCCTCCGCTGGCCACGGGGGTAGGCCACAATCCAGATGCGGTCCCTGCGGTGAGGGGCGCCAATGGCGGAAGCGGGAATACAGTGCCACTCCGCGTCATACCCGATCTCAGCGAGGCCCCCGAGGACGACTTCCAATCCGCGAGAGCGAAGGGCGCTGACGTTTTCGATGATCGCGTAGCGCGGCTGGATTTCTTTGATGAGGCGGTGGAACTGGAACCAGAGGCCGCTGCGCTCTCCTTCAAGTCCGGCTCCACGTCCTGCGGTGCTGAGGTCTTGGCAGGGAAATCCGCCAGTGATAACGTCGATGCTGATTCCTCGTTCATCTAGAAGTCCTTTCGTAAGCGTAGTCACGTCGTCAAAGATCGGCGTGTTCGGCCAGTGCTTGCGCAAAACCAGTTGCGCTTTCTTGTCGATCTCGCAAAACGCAGCCGTGCGGAAACCGCCAGTGCGCTCTAGCCCAAGCGAAAACCCGCCGATCCCTGCGAACAGGTCCAATACGTTATACATCGGCATCCCTTTCTCCATCGCCCAATCGAAGCACACCCGTCCCCAGCTTGTCAGCATTTGTCGAAGAACGGGTCTGAAAACGATTGCCAAACTAGCGCAGCCACGACCACCAATCCGCCGCTGAGAACAACGGCCAAGGCAAAGGCGATTCCGGCAGTAGCGGTTTTCAAGGTGTTTAGCATTGGTGTTCCTTTCTCCATTCCCCTAATAGAAGCACACCACTCCACAGTCTGTCAACAGGGCAGTGAAAAAATATTTTGGGTTGCCAAGCCGCAGCAATCTGTGCCAGCCTTAGTGCCGCTTATCACTGGAGACGCACAAATGCTAACTTTCAAACGGCTCTACGCTGCCGGTTTCACTGAACTTGTCAGTGTTATCCCGCCGGCCGCGCCGCTATCTGAGCTATCTAAAATTACAGCAGATCAGGCGGGTAAGGCGCCTGGTCGGCAGAACGCAACCGGCACGTGGGGTGGCTACAACTGGCAGGACTATACACCAACTGCCGGGGACATCGAGCGGTGGGAGCGCAGCAACGCCAACATCGGGCTGAAAGCGGCGCGCTACCCGGCGCTTGACATTGACGTGGTGAACGAAAGCCTGTCGCGTATCATTGGCGACATGGCGAAGAAGGCGCTGGGCAATGCGCCGGTCCGCGTAGGTCGGTGGCCGAAGCAGCTCTTCATGTATCGAACCGACGAACCCATCGGAAGAATGAGGCTGCGTTTCCGCGATGGCAAAGGGGTCGAACAGCTAGTCGAACTTCTCGGTGACGGCCAGCAGTATGTCGTCGGCGGTATCCACCCTGTCACCCGCGAACCCTACTCGCTGGATCAGGACATCACGATCCGTGGGCCGGCTTGCCTGAAGAAGATCACCCGTCAAGCTATCGAAAAGTTCTTTGCCGATCTGGTCGAGACGCTGGAGATGACGGGGTGCGAGATTATATATGCCGATAAATCGCCTGAGAAGGCTGCTGAGCGCCAAAAGGTCGATCAGGCTAGTCTGGTAGCGGACGACCTGTCGAAGCTCTCAGAGGCGCTTAAATCGATTCCTAATCGGTCTGAATATTTTCCGGACCGGGACGACTACATTCGCATGGGCTATGCGATCAAGGCTGCGGCTGGTCCGGACAACGAGAGCGAAGGCTTGGCGTTGTTCACGGACTGGGCGCTGTCGTGGGAAGACGGGGTCAACCAAGTCGAGACGATTGAATCTGACTGGGGCCGGATGCACCCGCCGTATGAGCTAGGCTGGGAATGGATTCAGGATCAGGCTCGGCGCTTTGGGTTCAAGCCAGAGGTAACGGAGTTCGAGGCGGTCGAGTATGACGACAGCTTCGATCTGATCGCAGGGCCAACCGAAGGGCCGGTGCAGTATTCGGACGGAGCATTGGCCTCCAGGCTGGCGAGGTTGCACGTTTCGGATATTCGATACGTTGCGGGCGGGCTTGGCTGGATCGCATGGGACGGGGTCAAGTGGGCGCGTGACGTAGCCAAGCGGCACGTAGCTTATGCGCGGGACGTATGTTCGAAGGCGTCATTCGAGGCCATGAATTCGGGGATGCCACCGGCCAAAGGCGAGAGGATCGCGGCGCGGTGTGCGTCTTATCCTGTGATCCGCAACGTTGCCAGTCTGGCCGAGTCCGATCCGGCGATGCAAGTCTCCACCGACCAGTTGGACGCGGACATCTATCTGCTCAACTGCCGCAACGGGATTGTCGATCTGAGGACCGGGGCGCTCATGCCGCATGATCGGTCGAAGCTCTGCACAAAGGTGACGAGCGTTGATGTGGACTTCGAGCGGGGTTGCCCGCAATGGAATGCGTTTCTCAATGAAGCCTGTGACGGCGACATGGAATTGAAGGCGTATCTTCAACGGCTGGCTGGGTATAGTGCTACCGGCTCGACGAAGGAACACGTGCTTGCCTTCGCACATGGCTCCGGGGGCAATGGCAAAGGGACGTTCCTTGGCGCCGTAGGTGCTATCCTTGGCGATTATGCCACGGTGGCCAGTGCGGACGTTTTCCTGGCGTCGAACCAGCAGAGGCACAGCACGGAACTTGCAGCCCTGATGGGTGCGCGGCTGGTCCATGCGCAGGAGATCGATCCCAGCCGCAAGTGGGACGAAGCGAAGGTCAAGAGTCTCACCGGCGGGGACAAAATCTCGGCGCGGTTCATGCGCCAGGATAACTTTGAGTTCCTTCCGCAGTTCACGCTTGTGATCGCCGGCAACACGAAGCCGGAGATTACGAACGTGGATGACGCAATGCGGCGGCGTATGCACCTCATTCCCTTTGAGACTAAACCGGCGAAGAAAGATGTCGATCTGCCGGACAAGCTGAAGGAAGAATACCCGGCCATCCTGGCGTGGGTCGTAGAAGGTGCGCGGCTGTGGCTTGAGCAAGGACTTAACCCGCCGGCAGCAGTCCTTCGTGCGACCGAAGACTACCTTAGCGGCGAGGATGCGCTGGGTAGGTGGATCGAGGAACGATGCGTGGTCGGCGCTGACCTTGAGGTGGCGACTGGCGATGCGTTCGAGGACTTCCGAGACTGGTGCAAGGAAGAGAACGAGGTCAAGGGCCGCGATTGGAGCCAGCGTAAGTTCAATTCGGAGATGAAGGTCCGGGGCTACGATCACACAAAAGATCGGGCGACCCGTACGAAGCGGGTGTTCCGTGGCCTTGAGCTTCTGATTGGCGATGAAGATCGCATGGTGATCGAAGCCATGAGCGAGGACGCTGCGGCCGATTTCTTTGGTATTCAGATTTCGTTTGATCGTGATGATGAAGGAGACGAAGCATGAGCGATGTAGTGAATAGCCCGGAGCATTATCGCCAAGGGGGCATTGAGGCCATCGATGCAATTCAGGCGTCAATGACCCGCGAAGAGTTCAAGGGCTACCTGAAGGGCAATGCGCAGAAGTATCTCTGGCGCTATCGCCACAAGGGGAAGCCGGTTGAGGACTTGAGAAAGGCCAAGTGGTATCTAGACCGATTGCTGATCGTGCTTGGCGAAGACTGAATAGAAAAAGAGGGCCGCTTGGCCCTCTTTTCATTTGGGGACGGGTTTGAAGTGGCCGGGACGGGTTTGGGGACGGGTCCGGGACGGGAAGGAATGGCAGTTTTCTGCGGGTGGGGACGGGAGGGACGGGTTTGTCTGAGTTAAGGACAGTATAAGTAAGTTAAGGCTGTTACACATAGCAGCTTAACTGCTTTACATGGGGTATTGCAGCACTAAACCCGTCCCTCCCGTCCCGAGCCGCAGAAATCCTCACTTTTTCCCGTCCCCAAACCCGTCCCGAACCCGTCCCGGAAGGTGTTAAACCCGTCCCGGATTTGAGAGGCCAAGTAGAAGTGCGTGGGTGCTGTCATTCGTCGCCATACGGATCGGGCAAGTCGTCTGCATCGAGGTTATGAGAGCCGACTTGCTTGATGGGCGTGGGAGTGATGTCGATCACTGGTCCTGGCTCTGGCGCTCCGAGGTTGAGTTGCCGAAGCGCGTCGAGGTGAAGCTGATTGACGTTCACTTGCACGTTGGCTGATGCAGGGGCCGACTTATACTTGTCAGGGTTGGTCACACCGGCCAGCCACTTGCGGGTCTCGATCTTGAGCCTGTCAGCGTTGGCGTTGAGGTTGTCGGTCTGGTCTGCAATGTCCAAGCATTCGTCTGCCCACTGATCCGCCGCCAATGCTCTGGCCTGAGCGAACCGCTCTTGCCGATCAGGGTCTTTCTTGATCCAGTGGTAGAGCGATAGGTTGCTAATGCGCAGTTCCCGCGCCAGCGCCGCCATTGTCAGGCCGCTTGCGACCTTTTCGAGCAGCGTCTGTTCGCCGATTTTGTCTAGGTTACTGGCGATGGTTCGCCGCTTGATATGTCCTGCCATGTTTATGCCTCTATCTATTGATTATGCGGTCTCGGTGTTCCTGGCTTTTAGCGAATTTCCTATCCGATTGCCAAATGCACCATGCACAAGAGCCGAATAAGGCCACTAGGAGCGTCATGGCACGTCTGCCCTAGTCACACCTAGGACAGAGACGAGAAGGCGCTCTACGGGCCTTGAAATCGATCTCTGACCTGATTCGTAATACTGGACAGCGCGGAGCGTTACGCCCAGCGCCGAAGCTAGGGCAGATTGCGTCCACCCTAGCTCTTCGCGTGCTGCTTTAAACTCGGCCGGCGTCACAGTAGGAATCCCCTCGCCTTGCAAGCTTGGCGCATATGGTCGCGGGACCATCCCCAAACTTTAGCCACCGCCGAATAGGATTTGATCTGCTGCACAAGCTTTGCGTCTAGCTCCCGGCGCTGTTGCTCCAGCGCATCGAGGGCGCGGAAGATGCTGGCTGAGTCCATGCAAATCTTATCTGCGTCTGCTTTGGTCTTATCCATTGCGCGTCCCCTTGTAGGCTTCAATCTCCGCCCGCATCGACACGGCCGCGCCAACAGCCAGCGCCATGCGGTCGCGATGCTCTTTCAATTCCTGGTCCTGCTGCTTTATGCTCAGGCGCAAGCCCTCCAATCGTTCCCCAAGCGCCACGCAAAGCTCGACGTTTGGGTTATACCGGGCCTCTTCAATCAAAGCCTGAGTGCCAAGCGCGCGATAGTCGCAGCGATCTTTTCCGCCGATCATGGTCATGGTTATTCCCCCTTGGCTTTAGTAATTGCCGCGCGGGCCATTGCGGCTGCATCGCGATCAATTTGCTTCATTTCGATTTGCGAAGCCCAATATGCGTATTGAGCCACCATGTTTTCCAGCGCGGCCAACAGGTCAGGGGCGGCGGCGATTAGGCGGGCGTTTGCTATCGTTTCATCTTCATCAAAGTCAGGCGCTCCATCGCTATCCATGTTGGCAATGCGCCGCGCCTCGCTGTCATATACGCCGATAAAGTCTGTCGTGATACGCCACGGGCCGGACGTGTGTGTTGCTTGCGTCATGTCATTTCCCTTTCTGCTTTTCGAGTAATATTCGCACAATTCGAGGATGCTCTTCCGCGATGGTGTCGCGGAGCATATTGCTTCCCGCGATCATTGACAGGCGAAACAGCCGCTCGCGCTCAATGATTGCGCTTTCCGATAGGAATCGATTAGCCATTATGCTTCCACAATCTGTGGGCTGTGATGCTCCGCCAATTCAAACCAATCAACAGAATTAAGATCGAGCATGTCCCACACGAAACCATTTCCGCCTTGAGGCGTGCCAATCAATTCCTCGACGTATTGCTCTACGTCATCGCGGCAAAGCTCTGGCGTGATCTCTGCACCATCCTCCGCCATGTTAGCCCATTGATCGCCAAACCAAAGATTGACGGTCCAGGTTGCGGCATTGCGCCAGCCATTGCACGTATTGTCTGACATAAGTTTTCCTTTCCAATTTGGCCATCTGCCAATGCTGGCCAGCCCGATTGAGCAAGCTGGCCAGTGAAGGCGGATGGTCACCAGGGGCGAGGCGTTGGGTTAAGTTCCCATGTCCGCTTTTCGGGGTCGCCAAGCTCATCCCATGTTTTGCGCGTCTTGCGCGTTCCGTCCATGCGGACATAGTCCGGCTTGCGACGACAGTCTTCGATATATGCGATTTGGCCGGGAGTCATGGTCTTTCCTTTCTTACAAACTAGCAGCGATGCAGGCTTGATCGCCGGCACAAGCGGACTCGATATCGGAATCAATTGAAATCCATGTGGCGATTGCAGCGATTGCCAGCACGATCGTCGAGAAGCGGTGTGGTTTCGTCATGGGTTATCCTTTCTTATTGAGTTGATTGAGAGCTGCAGCAGCAAGACCATAGGTGTCTGGCATATCGGCGAGGCCAAGGGCCTCAAGGGCTAGGTCGATAGCCATGCCATTAGACCAAATCTGATCTCGATTGAGAGCTTTGGCAACGCGCACAAGCACAGTGACAGTGTGCAAGGATTTGGCGAGGGGCTTAGTCATGGTCTTTGTTTCCTTTCAGTAGAAAATGGCGAGGCCAACACAGGCAGTCCAAAACACAATCACTGGGGCGGCAAGCGCAACCTGAATTGCGCGAACAATCTTTTCCTGAGCAGTCATGATTTGCACCTCGTTTGTTTCGTTGCGTCGATAATACCTGAACAATGTTCGCATGGAATTGCTAATCGACGAACGACATGGGGCATTGAAAACAAACGACAAAACATGACAGCAAGTGCCTGGTTTTTGCGTTTTGCGTCTGCTCTCGATCAAGTTATTTTCTGCAATGCTCGGGCGGAAAGAGACACCGCCGGGACGCGTCTCTTTTGCGCGCCTCTGCCCCGATTTGCTAATCCCGTAAAACGGCTTAACAGCCATTGCCCTTCGCAATTCGCTGAAAACAAACAGGAATATTTGCCAATTTTCGCCAGCGCGACAAAGCACCGGCTGAGAACCACCATTTTGACCCCCCCGGCCTGGCGTATTATGGGGGCTAGTCTCAGGCCAACCTGACAGACACCATTTCACGGCCGAAAACCCCCCACCCCGGTCTCTCGCAAAACGCGGCCCCTCGAAAAATTTTATAATTTTCTGGCTTGATTAGTGTTAAGCTGCTTGATACAGATACGCCTTAACAGCAACTGGAGTGAGAAAATGGCAGTTTACGGTTACACCCGCGTCTCGACAGAGGACCAGGTCGAGAACACCAGCCTCGAAGATCAAGCCCGCCAGATAAAAGGCATCGCGCTCACGCACGATCTGGAGCTAACTCACATCTACGAAGAGAAGGGCGTATCTGGCGCCGTTCCTCTCCTGCGCCGAGAAGAGGGCTGCAAGCTCGCATTCCTTCGCCAAGGCGATACGGTCATAGTATCGAAACTAGACCGTATGTTTCGCGATGCAAGGGACGCATTGAATGTCATTGGCGATTGGGAAGAGGCCGGGATTAACCTCATCATCAATGGCTACGGAAACGTGATGGACCAGAGCAACCCCCACGGCCGGTTCATGCTGGAGATCATGGCGGTCTTTTCGGGCGAAGAGCGTCGTCGCATTCGTGAGCGCGTCCTCGCCGGACGGAAGGCCAAGAAGGAAGCCGGCGGTCACGTCGGTGGCAACCCGCCGTTTGGCTACGACAAGGTTGGTTCGGGCCGCAACGCCCGACTGCGCGAGAACCCCGAACAGCAAGACGCGATCACGACGATGAAGGTTGCTCGGCTTAAGGGCTATAGTTTCCGCGACATTGAATCTATCATTAAGAAGCGGCACGGCCTAGAAGTAAGCCACGTATCGATCCGCCGTATCCTTAAGGAGCGCAACCTGTGACCACCGCCAAGACGAAGAACCCTAGCCGCGCAGCCAAGGCCGCAAAGGAAGCGGCTGACCTGATGGCGCAGTCAACGCAGCAGCCACAGAATTTCTTCCTGTCGTTTCTGAAGAAGTATCGTGACGATCCGGTCGGGTTCGTGCGCGACATCCTGCGGACCACGCCGGACCCGTGGCAGATCAAGTTCCTAGAATCGATTCGAGATGGCCATCGCCGTATCTCGGTACGTTCCGGCCACGGCGTCGGGAAGTCCACCGCCGCGTC